AGGAAGAAGCCTAGACTACATTTGAAGCCTAGTCAACAAGAGAGAGGAAAAAAAATGGAACAATATCTTGAAATAGTAGGCTACTTCGGTACTCCGAACAAAGTAGCGGAACACTTCGGCATCAAAGTTCAGTCAGTGTATTCTTGGAAAGAAGGCATACCTGAGCAAAGATTACGAGAATTTAATCTAATAAAAAAAATGCGAGGTGAAGAATGTCAGCAGACGAATTGATAAGCAAGCTGAGCTTCGTCAAGGAAGTTAAGCCTCGTAGGGATCACAAGCGATCTTGGATAGCACAATGCCCGGCGCATAAGGATAACAGTCCAAGTCTTTATGTTGACGAGGGTGCATCTGGCAATGTTTTGATTAAGTGCTGGTCAGGCTGTGGTGCAACTGAAGTCATTGACGCTGTAGGTGTTCATATTGCTGAGTTGTTCCCTGATGACGATTACCACCCAATATCTAAAAGATTCAGGAGCGATGCAAACTACCATGAGCTGCACTTGGAAATCTCACAAGCTAGTAGGGAGAAAGGCGAGAAGCAGAGTAAGGCTGACAAAGAGTCTGAGTTGGCATCTTATCTGGCTCTCAGAGGCTCTCATTGAGCGCTAGGGCGACATTCTGGGCTTGGGAGGTAGATATACCTTCATCGGAGAAGCTTGTCCTGTTGTGCTTGTCAGATTGCCACAATGCAGATACAGGTCAGTGCAATCCCAGTGTGAATTATATTTGCAAGAAAACTTCACTCGCTAGGGCAACGGTACTTAAATCGCTGAAGGGGTTAAATGACTTAGGATTGATCAGTCGGAAGAAAGTCACAGGCTCTTCTAACTGGTACACGATTCATATGGGTAGTACTAATATTGATACTGGGGTAGTAGCAAATTTAGTACCACAACCAGTACTAGATTTAGTACCTAAACCTATAAATAAACCTAAAAAGAACCTACGCTGGGAAAAAGGTGATATGGAAGCAGTTGAATCCATATTCAATTTACTCCTAGCGTTAAATCCAAAGCATCGCAAACCCAACATGGATTCATGGGCCAATGAGATACGGCTAATGCGTGAAAACGATGGTCATTCCCATAGCGAGATCATGGATTTATTTAGGTTTGCCAATAGCGATAATTTTTGGAAGTCAAACATCCTCAGCCCGAAGAAGCTGCGGGAGAAGTGGGATGTGCTGACAATTAAGAAAGGTGATACAAAACAAGCACCTACAGAAGTTTGGATTTAGGGGCAAAAGATAGGCGAGGTTTTGCCGGGAAAAACCGACAGAACTATGTTTAGGTTTTGTCGGTAAGAAAATTAATTTTTAATTAAAATATCGGTAAGAAAACTATTTTTGATTAAATTACCGATTGAATATTCAATGAAATTTTAGAAAATTCAACAAAAATGGAGAGAGATATGAATAAGATTGATTTAACGGACAAAGAGCTTTTAGGCTTTATAGGTAAGCAGGAGTCGCAGGAGATAGGAAGCTTTGACTCCTACAGCGATAGGTTAGTGCATCAGATGAGCCATGGCACAGGGTTGATCGGCGATAAGCTACCTTGGTCTAAGACTCACAACGCAGTGAGATTGGGCGAGGGTCAGATGAGTATCTGGTCAGGTATCAATGGCCACGGTAAGACTTTGCTACTGAGTAATGTTTGCACTTACTTGATGGCCAGAGGTCGCAGAGTGTTGGTTGCATCGATGGAAATGAAGCCAGAGGAGACCTTGCAGTGGATGTGTTCGCAAGCAGCAGGTTGCGCTCCATCAAAGGAGTTTGCGCTAGGCTGGTTGGATAGGATGAAAGATGTAGGTCACATTTACGACTGTCTTGATAAGGTCCCGCAGGAACGAATATTGGGGCTTGTACATTACGCAGGACAGGAGCTAGACATTGACCACCTAGTGATTGATTCTCTGACAATGTGCGGCGTTGGTCGGGAAGACTACAGCCAACAAGCAGAGTTTGTTAATGAGTTAAGGGCCGCAGCCAAGATGCACAAGCTGCACATTCATCTAGTGTGCCATATGCGTAAAGGTTCCGATGAGAACGAGCAGGTCGGTAAGTTTAGTATTCGAGGTGCAGGTGAAATAGCAGACTTAGCTGATAAAGTCTTTGTCGTTTTTAGGAACAAGCTAAGAGAGCAGCATTTAGCGTACAGGGAAAACGGAATACCTTACGATGAGAAGTTTCTAACACAGCCTGACGTATGGTTGAAGCTAGTAAAAAACAGGCAAGACGGCACAGAGTTGAATTTTGGTCTATACTTCCACAAAGACTCTATGCAGTTTACTTCAATCGAAGGCAGACCAATGCCGCTAGAGGGTAATACCGATGATATGTAAAGAGCGAGTTTATAAGGTTATTAGCGAGTATCCTGGTTTAATCTGCAAGCAGTATGCAGATATGCTTAAAGCTAGATCAGGCGATGTAAGAGAAGCGTTAAACCTTTTGCAATATTATGGAAGGATAAGCTCATCGCTAGATGGTAAAAGCCAAACTTACAAATGGTATACCAAAGAGCAGGGAGCCAACTCTCTTAGCGGTAAGCTTGTCAGACAACGATGGAACGGTGATATAGTTTTGTGACAACAGGTAGCCGAGCAGGTAAGACAAACAATCCAGAGTGGCGTGAAAACTTTATAAAAATTCACAGCGTCATTAAAAGACTGTCTCCGCTGTTTGGCTACGATCAAGAAGCCGAGTATTGGGCCTTTCCAGAAAAGAAACTTATGTTGTCGGTTATCGAGTTAGCTTTGATCGACAAATACAACTGGAATCAAGTGATGTCTCGGCAGCCAAGTCAGGAAGAAAGAATCTTAATCAATAACGCTTCATCATATCTTAATGGTGATCTATGGCATGCAGAGATATGCGGTGTTGATTCTGAATATGTCAAAAGAGTAATCCGGGAGGAGGGTTTATGAATGTTTACAAGAAAAGACAAGTGTTACAGATGTTCGTTAATACTGGTGCTGATCCTTACGACATCGCTGATCAGCTTAACGTCAAGCGAAAAGACGTTATTCGGTTACTTCAACAGACGACCAGCTTACCGCCCAATAATGACGAGTTAGCGTGTAATAAGTGTACGCCGGGCTTTTTAGATTATCTCAAGGGGCGTGGTTATGGAGTTTAAAATTGATCACAAAGACCAAATTCTTGCCAAAATGGTCAATTCTGTGTGGCCTAAGTCTAAAGATGGTTGGATCGTTACGGTAGTACCCGTAAATGGGGCAAAAAGGCCGAAAACTGACGCTCAGAGGAACGCTTTCCATGTATGGCTAGGATTACTAGCCGAAGAATTAAATGCCTCTGGGTGTGATCAAAGGGCTGTTTTTGAGCAAATGCGCGAGGGTGTCGATATTCCTTGGACTAAGCTTACCGTTAAAGATAATCTCTGGAAGCCGATACAGGAAGCAGTCGTGCAAAAGGCTTTCACTGAGGACTTAAAAATCAACGAACACGATGAAGTTTACAGTGTGCTGCACCGCTGGCTAGTGAGTAAGGGGTTTCCTTGCCCGCCTTGGCCTAATAAATGGGATAAATCATGACTTACGATGAGATACAGACCGCTTTGAGTGAATTATCCGACACTTTATCGCTCTTATTGGTCGCTGGAGATAGAGTTGACAACAAAGAAGAGGTAATGATGAGCTTAATCGGCGATGTCATGCTCTTAAAATCCAAATTACCAGGCCAAGATACGGCTTTAAACATACATTGAGGTATTTATGAGCAATATTGTTCACATTGGCGACATCATTGACTTAAAAAAGGTTACGCCTTACCAAGCTATTTTACTGGAGGCAGTCAAAGAGTGCCAAGAACGAGGCTACGATCCTAAGCAATTTGTTTTGTTGGGCTTAGATAACTCAACTATCGGCGGTGTCACGATGCTGTATAGCTTTGATAACACTGACGAAGAAAGCCTAATACTGGCAAAAGGTTACCTGAGCGTTTTACAATCACAAGCTAATAGACAACTGGAGAATCCAGATGATTGATGAAAGTTTGTTAGAATTCTGTATTACCGAGAGACAAAAACAATACGTTAGAGCTAAGATTGAGTACGCAACTAATGTTGAGGCCGCTGAAAGTTTAGGCATTACGAGAAGGTCGCTTCAAAAATCACTTCAACAGATAAAACTAAATGCAGCAAGGCGGGGCTGGTCGCCAAAAAATGATATGCACCACCCAGTTCCAGAAGGTTTTGTCGCCAAAGGCGTAAGTACGCTATACGATGATGAGGGCAATGTTAAGGTCCAGTGGGTTAAAAGCAACATACAACAGCAGGATCAGTTAGAGCAGATCAGAAACGCCCTCGATGAATTCTTAGAACATCAAAAGAATAAATCCCCTTTTATCGCTAAACCTAAAAAGAAAGTGAAGTCTAATGAATTGGCAGTCGTCAATATCGGTGATGCTCACTTCGGCATGTACGCTCATGAGGATATTAGCGGTGAGAACTACAATTTAGAAATAGCAGCAAAGAGACATAAAGACGTTTTTATGCGTTTAATGAATAATGCGCCTGAATGCGAGACAATCGTCATCAATCAATTAGGTGATTTCTTTCACAGTGACAATTACGAATCGACCACCACTAAGGGAACCAGAGTCGATACTGACGGTAGATTAGAGCAGGTTTTCCTTGTTGGGCTGGAAGTATTGAGTTTTATAACCGAGGAAGCGCTAAAAAGGTACAAAAACGTCATTGTAAGGCACGTTAAGGGAAATCATGACTCAGTGCTTAGCATGGCGATAAAGGCCCACCAGGAGGCGTATTGGCGCAATAATAAGAGAGTGACTATTGAGATGACGCCTTCGCCTACTTGGGTTTACCAGCATGGCAATACGGCGTTTCTGGTATCTCATGGTCATGCGCCTAAACCTAACAAACTTGCAGAGTATTTTGCTGCCAAATATCCCGAAATTTGGGGCAATACTAAGCACCGATACTGCTATCATGGCCATATCCATTCAAAGAATGCCACTATAGAGACTTACGGCGGTTGTATTACTGAAAGCTTCGCCGGGCTTCCTAGTGCTGATACATGGCACAATGAGAGCGGCTATGTTAGCGGGCAATCAATGTGCTTAATTGTCCTTGATAACGAAAAAGGCGAAGTAAGGCGGTCTACTGAACGGCTTTAATCAACATCGTCAAAAATGCAATCAATCAAATGATCAAATAGGACCTGCTTTACTATTTCGTCATTCGAGGCCGTTAATGCGTTTTCAAGCACTTCAATTTGCCCTTCGCTGATAGTCAATGCCAATTGATCCAACATGCTGCGCACGTAGTTTGGTTCGCTATCAATGCTTATCTGCGCTCTCATGCGATGGCTTAGGTCATTCCAATTCAAACTTAATGTAGTCATAAAAATATCCTCTACTTCATTCTATGGGTACTATTCCATAACTGCCAGTTATTTAGGGCCAAAAAAAAGCGCCAATTAAGGCGCTGTAAGCTTATTTAGTGGTCAATAGTAAAATGTGCCTAATATGGATCCACCTATAATCGCTAAGCATAGAATATAGATTAATTCCAGGTAAAATCTA